GCCTGTTCTTGTTGACTCTCCGCCTATATATAGTTGAAAATCAAAATTAACTGATGTCCCTGTTGCTGCGGTTTTGTAATAATTATGACCGGCGGGCAATTCGTATGCGCCAACACCTTCGCCAAGGCTGATGATTAAATTAACCTCTTGAGCCGCAGCATTATCAATGAACAAATCAACCCTGAAATTAACAATATCTCCAATTTTCAAGCTTGAAAAATCAAACTTATTTGTTGCTGCATTCCATAGGTTTGGTTTAGAGTTGGGGTTGTATGATGTGGTATCAGACCCAACAGAATTGTTAGTTAAGTATGTGCCTGTTGCGCCGCCCGCGTGAGTTATTGGCGTTGCCGCTGTAGCTGTATCATTATCATAAAACCAATGCGTTTTTGTAAAGCCAGCAATAGATGCAACAGCCGCGTAAAGCTCTGTAGTCATTGCGTTTAACTTTTCGGTGTAATCCCAAGGGTTATCACCGAGCTTATCATTTGGCGCTACCGAGTTCGGGTTTAATATCTGCCTTGCCATTATGCTATTACCTTATCCATTGTAAATTCTGTTGAGTCCATCGTGAAGCCCTCTGTGTCCATAGTAAATTCAGGTAGGCCGTTTATTTGTTGCTGTAAAAATTGTACGTGCGATGCAAGATTAGGGTAATGGGCATCTTGTAAGTCTAAGATGTCACCTTCATTGACAATCACCCTTGCATCAATCAAATCCAATTCATCAGCTGTATAATTAAAATCCTGCTGTATGCCTTGATAATCATCTAACATCAATTCAGGAAAGTTTGTTAGCTCCTTTAATCTTGCGTAACTAAGGAATGCCCTTCTTGTCTGTGAGCTTCTAGGGTCAGCCATTATGATGCGCTCACATCTAATCGACAGAATGCCATTCGAGAGCGTGATGCCGTTCTAATTTTAAATGCGATGTCACTTCTTACATAACTTCTATCTCTCATTATAAAGTTTTTATTGTAATCAAGATTGGCCCCGTACTGTTCAATATATTCTTGATTATGGACCCGTAAGTCGTCAGTTCTTGATATAAAAACACTAGCATCGTCGCTAGGTGCAATGCCTGGTATAGTTTTTAATTTAATTTCATTGATTGAAAGTGAAGCCATATCAAATACCGGAGTAAATAACAACCCTTCGACAATATCATTGTAATGAGTACACACTGAGTCATCCAAAAACCCTATTGTTGCATCGGTCTTGTCACCTATCACCCATTTACTGAAGCGCGGATCGTACGTCATATCTTTACCGCGATATGTTTTATTACCATTTACATCAGTTTTTAATATAGACCAAGCTAAATCAACCCCATAGTTTTTCGCTATAGTTTCATTGTAGGCAAGCGTTTCATTTGGTAGATGTGCAATCATCCATGTTATTGAGTCTTTTGTGAATACTTCTACAACTGTTTTTGAAAGCTCTGTACCTGTGTATTTAGTTAATACCTTTTCTATTTCTCTGCTTGTTATTGACTCAGATGAACCAGATTGAATAATGCCAAATTGATATTGTGTGTTTGTTCGTCTAACCAATGCATACCATTTATCTTTAAATTCTGCTTTTGCATGAGTCCCAGCAATACCAGCTTTAACAGCCTTTTGTGGGATTCTTTTGTGTGAAAAATTAACTCCTCCAACATTAACAAAATACTCTGTTGATAACTCGTTGAACGCTATGATTTCATTGTCGTCATTAAGGCCCACACCAATTATCTTGTCAGGCTGAAAATCTGAACCAACAAAATCAAGAGGTTCGTATGATTCCTCACTTAATGCACTTGATTGAAATAAGTATTCCCCATCAGTCAAGACAAACCTAAAATCAGCCCATTCTATATCGATAGGACTACCGACCGTTGAGTCGGTTATCTGTCTAAATCCATCTGTAGGGTTGTAATAATATAGCTTTTTGTCGGCAATAATGGCTAGGTTATTTAACGAATAAGCCATTGATGCTTGGTCAGTACCGGATATTGTGCCAAGAACGGTCACACTTTGATCGTCATTTATTTTTATTAGTGACTGACCTGATACCCGATACTGACCTTCCAGCCCATCCCTAACGACTAATATAGATCCACGACTAACGCCTTGGCCTACAGCAAAGTCAGATAAGCCATAATAATTAAGCATGTAACCTTTTTCGTCGTAAACATCGCGCAATACTGCATAATAATTAACAGCTAACGCATCACGAAAATCTGTGTTGTTATCTACCTTGTCACCTTTTATAAACGGTATGCTTGGCATTTTTAATCCTTACTTGCAGTTATCGACGTTATAAGTGATTTTATAAGAATCTATATCGCCGTTCGAATTAGTTGCCTTAGCGCAAAGGGAAAACTGACCTTGCTGGCTAAATCCTACTGTGACTGTAGATATTGAGCCATCAATAACCTTATTGATTAGCGTTATACCTGCATCAACTTCATAAACAACTGATGTCAAATCAAATAATCCTGCAAGCCATGCAGACCAATCAATAGGTAATTGAAATACATCTGAAGTATTTTGATATACTCCGTTATCGTCACTAGTTGGCTCGCTATAAAAAACATTACTTCTATAATTCTGTTCGTTACCTGAACCCATAGGTAAGGTAGAAGGATTCTGAAGTGGCTTGACATTAACGAGTAATTGCTCAAGTGAGCGCATCCCTTTATCTGCGTTTGCTTGCATTTGCATAGGAGCGACCTTGCCAAAAAAATCAACTAGCTGCAAAGCTAATAGCTTTTTAAATGGACCCATCATTTGAGGTGTTAACCCTGAGTAATCGTTTGGGTCACTTTGACCATAAATCAACGGCTGAATATAACCAATATCTAATCCTGTAGACAATAACTCTCCTGCGTAATCATCGGCAACCTGCAAGGCGATCGCATCTTCTTCAGGTATTGACTTTGACGTCAATCCGCTAATTCTTATTAATTGATAAGTTCCGTTTACTACGTCTATTTTAGTGGTCATTTACTTAGCCTTAGCCTTAGCTTTAACCTTAACTTCTGGTATTAGCTTTGAATCATGATCAACAAAGCCCATCGCTTCGAAATCAGATTTAAACGAATCATCTATCACGCAATGAATGGTTTCATCTTGAGAATTCTTTTTTAACATTGTTATGTGCATTTCAGCTCCAAAAAAAAGGGACTAATTAAAGTCCCTTGATAATAACATTATTCAGCAATTTTTAAAACTTATGCTGTACCTTCCAACTGAATACCCCATGAAGGGTTAAACGTTGCGAATGTTGGCAAGATGTCAAAACGGTATCTGTTTTTGTTACCAAGACCATCACTAAAGCGATGAACTCGAATACTAACGCCTTTATGGTTGATGATGTTTGAATCAATAGAATGCAACTTAGGCAATACAACTGAACCCATACCAACAAAACCTTCACAGTAAGCAAGCGCCGGACGCTTATCTACTGCTGTTGCACCATCGATAACAGTAACAGTAGCGCCAGAAACCAATGCAACGTTTACAGTGTTGTATGCTCCACCAGCTTCAAAGATCGCCGCACCTGATACAGAAACAGTAGCATTACCAGAGCCATCAGCAGTAACGTCAGCAAGTACGGTTGCAGTAAATGGCACTGAGGCGCCGCCTTTGCGAACTACTTTACCATTACGCATATTCACCAAAGAAGATGCAGGGAATGCTAATTGCTGACCAGCTTTTAACGTACCTGTTGAGGTAGTTAAACCAGTAAGCGCCAAGCTCATGCGGTAAGTATCTTTGTATGCTACATAAGTAGCAGCTGGAGTTGATGCCAATGTAATGCCCGTGCCTGGTGCGCCTGAAACATACTCATCAAGGTTGTTAGTGGTCATTACTTGATTCAAGCCAGCAAAGCCAGTTTTGATAACCGCTTCATTCCATGCTTGATTAACTTCAGGGTTAACGCCTAACTGAGTTTGTAAGTCAGCCAATACAGTTTCATCAAAAGAGTTAATAGCTGCATACTTCTTACCAGCAGGAGCGCCAATTTCTTTAAATAAAGCGCCAGCGTTAGCGATATCAGACCATTTTTTAATTGATTGACCAGCCGTACCAGAGTGCAATTGTGCATTGCGCGTCATGTACTGAGCTAGTTCACTTTCACAAGTGATAACCATATCTTCGGCGATCGGCATAAGTAATGCGTCTAACTGGTCTGTTTGCAATGCTTCTTCGACCTGTGTGTTCTCAACATAAACAGTAATATAACCGTTCGCTGAAACTTGACCGAATACTGAGCCAACTTGTACAGGGTTTGCAGTAGTAGACGTTAAATCACCAGATGGTGTACGTACTGGTTTG